ATCTGTAAATTCACCATGGAGCAAATAAACATTAGGTAAGTTTTTTGAATTTACTGATTTTCGAATTTGTTTGATTTTTTTAAGAATTTCTTCTCTATCAGCATATGATGATCCTACTTGGGAGGTTTTTAAAATTAAAGCAGGTTTATTTTGTTTGTTTTTAAAAACTTCATAAAACGCTTTTATTAATAAACCAACATTTTTTCTATCCTCACCTACATCTCCAGTAATCCAATGTCCTACAAATAAATAAGCAAATTTTTCAGGAATGTTAAAATCAATTAAACATGGTCTGTCATCTTGAAAATATGTTTTAATATCAACTCCTTCGAATAATACTTCAACTGGTTTTTCTAGTTTTACATGACCTTCCAGAGCATTTGTTTGTTTATTTCTTTTCTCGAATTGAGTTTCAATAAATACTTTTTTAGAATGTTCTGAGGATACAATATTAAGGTTCATTCTGTTCATCCCTTCAACCCATTCAGCTGGGCATATTGTTGTTTCAATACCAGCTGTGAATCCGATATTATATTTTCCAACTGGTTGAAATTCACTTGGGATAGTTACTTGAGCCCAAATTTCAGGTTGTTTAGGAAGTTGATTATGAGGTAATATTAAATCTAATAAAAATTTCCATTCTGGGTTGTCTTCACAGAATCCAAAAGGTGTAGCACCCCATCTTTGAGATAAAAGCTTTACTTCGTATTTATTAGTTTCAATAATGGCTTTAATTAAATCTCTTGAACGAGCACCATAGCCACTATAGGTGTCAAAAGGGGAACTTATTACAAATAACGGTTTCATATTAATATAACAATTCGTGGTTTACAATTCTATCTTCTACTTCATTAGCATTAATAAATTCAAATTTTTCTCTTGGTTTCCAAGTTTCAAATAATGTATCAAATGCTTCAATAATTCTTTTACCTTGTTTTTCTCCAGTAAATCCAGCTGTGTTTATAGCCCATTCTCTACCTGCTAAACCTCTATTTTTACGTTCTTCTTTACTCAAAGAATAAATATTCATAATTTGTTCAGCAGCATCTTCAGGGCGACATCTATCATCCCAAATATAAGGAGTTTGAGGTGAACCTTGAAGTGAACGGTTACTTGGAAATACTGGGAAGGCCCATTTACCACATTTTTTATATTTTCCTGTATGGTTTGAAGGAATTTCTGGTGATGGGGTAAACCATTCTCCGTTTTCATCTTCAAATCCCATTTGGTCTTGCATACCTCCTGTTACATTAGCAATAATCGGATTACCTACTAAAATAGCTTCAGTTAAACTTAACCCCCAACCTTCATTGGATGTTAAAAGGATTTGACAATCTGTGCTATTATAAAGTAAATTCATTTCCATAGCATTAAGAATTTTATTTGTATAAACAACATTATATTGTTCACCATTTAATAGTAATTCTTGTACTGCTGGTAGATCTGTTCCGTGGTCACTTACTAACTCAGTATGGAGTACTAATACACATTTTTTAGCTTGTTCAATAGGAAGTTGATCAACAAAATATTTGTAAGCTAACATTGTGTCTGGGATTTGCTTACGGCGGATGTTTCTTGAATTAAAGAAAACTGCAAATTCATATTCTTTACCGTTAAAATATCCTTTTTTAAATTGTTGGAGATTTTCCCATTGTTCATGATTTTTATCAATAGGATAAAATAAATTTTCATTTAATCCATGAGGAATATAACGTAAAATTTTACTATCAGCTTTATCTCTTAATACTAATTTATTAATATTTACTGTTTGTTTTGAAATTCCCATTAACAAATCACAAGCTTCATAAAATGCTTTATTATAGTGTGGTGCCGGATAATCATCCCAAATATTTAAATAAGTAATAGGGATATTTTTACGAATTTCATTTTCTATTGAGAACAACCAAACAAAATAACGTGGATCAGTAATCAACATTATAGCATCTGGTTTTTCTGTTTTAATTAATTGGCGGAGCATATCAGGTCCTCCATAATCATTAGCTGGATATAGGATTACTGAGGAATCTTGGATACCTGCTGTTTTATTAGTATCGGCTGATAAATCTAAACGTTTTCCAACTTCAGGGTGTTGAATAGAACCAGCAATATTTACCCAATTGAAGTGGTGTGCTGTATGAATTACTACTTCTCGTCCTACTGTTGCTACTCCGGAATGAACTCTAATATCATCGCAGATTAGTAGAATTTTTTTACGCTGCTCTAAAGGCAGATATTCAAAACTATTATTCATGTAACTTTTTTAATTTAATTTTTATTCTGTGATTTCTAAATTTGTGTGATTATGTACTTTTTTTCTAAAATCTTCATCAGTAAGATACAAATGAATTGTACGGTCAGCAAGCTTTTGTAGAGAAAATTTGTATTTCACACAAGCAATTTTGAAATCTTCGAATAACTCACTCTGTACTTTGACAGAAGTTAATGTCATATCTTTTTTATTCATAGCTTTTATTATTAATTGTTGTATATAAATATATTAGGATTCTTGAGAATGTAAAATATTAGCATAAGAATGTTTAAAAACCCAATCTCTTCCTTCTTTAGTTGTTAAATCTAATTCTTTTAATAAAACATTATTTTTAAAAATTTGAATATGGTAAATTTCATCATAATCTAAGGGAATCCAATTCCAATAAGTAGGTTGAATTTCAAAATTTAAAATTTTATCTTTATTTATTATAACCAAAAAATTGTTTGAACTAGAAGAATCATTATGATGAAAAAAGTGAAATTTATTATTATAATAATTTATATTAGTTTTTTCTAATGGTGGGGTATCTGAGGTAGTACCGACTCTGATAATATTAGTGGTAAAAGATTCTTCTAAATCCTCTTCAGAAGATAATTTTTCTAAATGAAAATTTAATTTACTCCACATATTATCAAAAATCATTCTTTCAAATATAGGAACTTTTTCTTCATTAACATATTGACTATATTGATTAATTAATTCAGATTTATTAAAATTTAAAAATTTATGTGGAATATTTTTTACATTTAAACTTTGAAAACTATATACACATTTTAATTTATCATTTTCATAAAATCTAGGAAGAGAATACAAAACTGCATCTTTTTCTTCTAAAAGTTTATTATTTCTATCCCATATATTTCTATTTTTTACAATAGTATCATATTCTATCATATGAATAATTTCTTCTCCCATTGATTTTAAATAAGACAAACCTCCTAAATACATTCTAAAAACAGGAATCATATGAGTAGCCATAGAAATATAATCTTTAAATCTTATGGACAAATCATTTAAATAAAAATAGTAATGATATTTCATATTGGGATCATATAAAATTTCATTTTCTTTATCAAAGATAAAATAATCACATTTATCAATAATATCTTGAGGAGTAGAAGTATGAGTAATTAAACATACTCTATAATTAAATTTTTTTAAGGATTTAATTAAATCTCTTAAATTATCTTGTCTTTCAACATCTGGGGTGTATGCGGATATTAATACAATTTCTTTCATAATCCTTTATTACAAAGTTCTTTATTGTCTTTAAAGGGACAAAATTTACAATTATGAGCTGAAGGGTTGGGTGGATATTCTTTAGAATTATGAGAACCGTCTATATTGAATACTTCTTCTATAAAACTATTAATTGCATTAGTAGCTTTATTTAATTTTACTTTACCTGCAGCTGGTCTGAATTCTTGGATTCGTGAGATTGGAAAATCACTATTTTCCCAAACTTTACGTTTTACAATAAAAAATTCAACATCAATATTATCCTCAGGAATATTAAATTGTTGGCTGTAGTATTTTTTGTAAAGAACAAGTTGAAATTGTTTGGTTTCATCTTTTTTTTCTTTGTCACCCCAACCTCTAGTAGATGTTTTAATATCTAAAATTTTAAACTTGTTTAAAGTTTCATTATACAAAACAACATCTAAGTATCCTTTATATAAAATATTAGAATATTTAGGATTTGGAGTTACCATAAGAGGTACTTCACATCCTACTAAATGCCAACCTCTTTTTCCAAAATAACCACCTCGTTTTTTCTTAATAAATTTTAATATTTCAACCCCATCTTCAAAAAATTCATTCATTTCAACTGAATTACTGAAGTGAGTATTTTTATTAGATTTATAATCTTTCAAATAAGTTTCTCGGAAACGTTCTTCAAAATATTCTTTTAGGTCAATTCGATCAGCAGCTGCACCACTTTGTTCATATATAGTTGTTATATAATGCTGTATAGCTTCATGCAACGCTGTTCCAAAAGTCATGTAGATCGATTGTTCAGACGTATAAAAACCGTCTCTATACTGTAGAGACCATTTACGAGGACATGATTGAAATACTGAGAATTGACTATATGAGATTGCTTTTTCAAAAGCATAATTCATTTCCCTTAAAGGTTGGTTCTTAATCTGTTTAAGAATTTGGGGTATTTTTTTCTTTTTAGCCAAAATATTCCATTTTAATATAAGGACGTTCTCTAATAATTTTTATATCTCCTGTGGGTTTAAAACCTAGATTTAGATATAATTGTTTAGCAAAATTATCATTAAATACCCATAAACTAGCATATTTTTTGTTTTTAAGATAAATTTCATAAGCTGTTTTAGCATATCCTTTTCTTCTGTGGTTAGGATGAATATCGCAACCTATTTCATTTTCATTAGTTCTAAAATATCCTACTTTTTCTGTATTTACTTCAACAATATACCAAGGGGATTTTAGATTTCCAAACCATTTTTCACATTCATTTAAAGTAAATGTTGAATCATTTTCTAAATTTATTTTAGTAGATTCATGGTTTCTTACCTCTAATAAAAAAGGTAAATCTGTAATGAGTAGTGGTCTTAGTGTTACCATCCTTTTTTAATACAATCAACAATATATTCTCTCTGTTCATTAGTTACCCACCATCCAACAGGAATTGAAACAATTTTTCCAATAGTTTTATCTAAATTAGGAAGTTGAGTTTTAAATTCTTGAACAGAAGTATGTTTATCATTTCGTTCGTGAACTTGAGAAACAACAATATTACATTCTTTCATCCATTTATAAAAACCATCTCGATCATCAACTAACATAGAATAAATCCAAAATGCTGATTCATGTCCTTCGTGTCTATCTAGTAAAGTAACACCTTTAATATTTTTTAAATGTTTATCATAATAAGCAGCATTTGATTGATGTTTTTTAATAATTTCATCAGCATGCTTTAAATTTTCAATTCCTACTGTAGCGCAAATGTCATTCATATGAAATTTAAAACCCCATTCTTCAATGTCAGCTTCACATCTAAAATCTTTTCTATTACTGTCTCTATCAATTCCATACCATCGAATTAATTTTCCTCTTCTATGCAATTCTTGGTGTGGGCTTAAAAGTAAACCACCGTCAATTGAAGTAATATGTTTAATAGCTTGGAGTGAATACATAGTTAAATTACCATGAGTTCCAATAATTTTTCCTTTATATTTGGAACCAAATGAATGTGCTCCATCTTCAATAACTGCTGGTTTAAATCCGTAAAGTTCTTCTGATTTTTGTTGAATTTGTTTAACTCTATCTAAATCACTAGGGTAGCCACCCCAATGGACTAAAATAATAGCTTTGGTTGTTGGAGTTATTTTACGTGCTAAATCGTCTAAATCCATATTAAGTGTAGTAGGATCAATATCTACCCATTTAATTTTTAATCCATTAGCTAAAATTGGAAAATTAGATGCAGTGCAAGTTAAAGCAGTAGCTAATATTTCATCACCTTCTTGGATACCAGGCCATTTATTATTTGGTTTTTTTAATAAATGTAAAGCCATATGGAGAGCAGAAGTACCTGAGTTTACTGTTTGGACAAAATCATGATTAAAGTAGTCTTTAAGTTGATCTTCAAATTCATCAACTTTAGGTCCTTGACCTATATAACCACTATTAAGAATTTTAGCAACTTCGTCAGCAGCTGTTGGTGCCATATGCACTTTAAATAACTGTATTTGATCTTTCATATTTATTTTATAATTTATAGTATTTTTTAGACATAAAACGGATTATCTAGCCATGAATCTAAGTCTTGTGGGTATATTAAATTTAAGGCTTGATTTCTTTCTTTTTCAAATAACCTATATTCAAAATAGGGATTGGTAAAACTATGTAATTTTTGATTACCTTTTTTTATAATACCTACACCTTCATCCCAATCTAAAACACAAATATCTACATCAGATTTACTACATCTAAGTTTATAAATTGTTTTCCAAACAGTTCCATTCCAAGCTTGACCCCAAAAATCTTCTATTGCACGATCAATACTAGGAGGATTACAATCATGTAAAACTATTACTCCATTTTCTGATAAGTGATTTAAGGAATTTAAAATATCTTTTTCTACTTGATGTGAAATATGAAGACCATCAATAAAAATAACATCCCATTTATAATCACTAGGTTTATCAGTTTGATTTGTTTCTAATAAATTAAAAAATGAATCTGAGGTGTAAGGATAAATAGCAGGATTATTACTATTTTCATATCCAGGATCAACTGAATCTTTTAATTCACATTCGATATGATTAAAACAATCGTCTGGGAATCTAATTCCTATTTCTAGATATTTATTAAACTCATATTTTTTTATAATATGATTTATAGTAATAATCCTACTCATTTTATTTCTTCCATTTACCTTTCATTACTAATTGAGCAATAATTCCATAATTAGCAATATCTATAAAACTATCAATCATTGGTTCGTCTTGAACGTAATTACGACCTTTGCGTTTTAGCATGTTTTTCAAACGATTTATTTTGTCATTACAACGCAACCAAATTCCAGTCAATGAAAGTTGTATATCATCAGATTCCTCAAGTGTAGTACCGAGAGAAATATTTGCTAAACCATAATCCATCATTTTACGAGCAAACAACTCGTATTGTTCTTGTTGGTTTTCTTTAAATGCTTCAGCTAATGTTGGATATGTTTGTTCAAAATCCGAAATAGCTTTACTAGCTCCTGTAGGATCGTAACCTTGATTTTCAGTAATCATAACTTATAAAATTGTTTGTTTTTCTCTTGGGAAATAATGATTTAAAATTTCAATTTGATCTTGATACTTAGCAATTGCTTCTAATTCGATTTCAATTGCTTCTATAATATCAGAGTGTTCTCCAATTCCAACTGGTTGGTGAAGATAAACTTCAACGTTGGCTCTATGTTTTGCAACATGACCTTCGGCATGTTTGTAAACTGCATCTAATAAAAGATTTCTCATAACTTTGCTTTTTTAATTAATTTATCTGCTTCTTTTTCTTGAATTCCCATTTCCCAAAGAATACCTCTTACACCAGCTTCTCGTATAATATCGATATAATGTTCTGCTTCTCCAAGACTACAGTGATAATAATCAGATACGTATTTTAATAAATCGTCGTATGGTTTTTTGTTTTGGTTCTTTACATACTTAAGGAACATTTTTTTCTTTGGGAGCATGGTTTTATAGATGTTATATATTTTTTCTTTTTCAGCAAGTGGGAGTTTTTGTGCAACATTGGCTATTTCTACATAACCTATATACATCGATACATATCTATGTACCATGTAAGAATTGAACGATTCCCGCTGATCTTCCGAAAAAGTTGACCAGTCCCTTTTATTAAAGGTTAACTCATTAAGCCAATCAAACAGCGTCATCTTCGAATTCAGCTCGTAATTCTTTAGGCAATAATTCTACTAATACTTTTCCAGTTTGTACATCAAAAAATACTGGAACTGGGATGATCCCGTCTTCTTGGGTACCTGTTACAAAACGAGATACTTTACGTAAGATTACACCTTCTTGAAATACTTGATTGCCCTCAGGTGAAGTAATTGGTTGAGTGTTTTTAATGTCAATGTTGACATTCATTTGTGGTTTTTGATTCATGTTATTTATTTGTTTTTTCGCGTTTATATTCTATAAAATCGTGGATAAATCCAGCTGCAACTACAATATTCATACCCAATGACATTAATAATTCGTGTATATCCGCGTATATAGACGTCATTAAATGAATATGACCTACAGTCCAAAACGGTACTGATAAGTTACTTGAAACCCATGATAATGTATATTTTAAAAAATATTTCATTTTAATTCAACTAATCTAGCAATTAATGCCATACAATTAATTTCTTTATCAATGCGGAAGTTAGCTTGATATGAATATTCGTTTACATAGATCGCCACCATTCCTTCACTGCTTGCTGCGTATTGAGAAGAATTATCATACAAGAAACGATAAAGTTCCTCATAATCTTGGACATTTGCGTTTGCAATAATTTGACGTATTTCATTAAAACTTGGTTTAGGTTTAGATAATTCTTTAACTACTTGAACCATGTAATTGGAAGATACAATTACTGATTTATCAATTTTGAGCTCATTATCATGATTAGATAATTGAGCTGTATTTAACATTTTACGTAAATCTGGATAGAATTGGTTTACTAGGAGTTTAATATCATCCATAGTATATGATACTTCTTCTTGTTCTAAAATACCAGCAACATGTTTAGCAATTTCTTGTTTTGAAGGAGGTATAATTTTTAATACCTGGCAACGTGATTGAAGAGGATCAATGATTCGCTCAACAAAATTACAAGTTAAAATAAAACGAGTTGTGCGTGAATAAGTCTCAATTATGTTTCGGAGTGATGCTTGTGCTTGGATTGTGAGAAAATCTGCTTCATCCAAGATAACAACTTTAAGAGACTTGAAGGAAGCCACTGATGCAAAACCTTGTACTTTATCTCTAATAGTTTCAATACCACGTTCATCGGAAGCATTAATATAGAGAAAATCGCAATCAAGATTATGAACAATGAGTTTAGCAAGAGTAGTTTTACCAGTTCCAGCTGGACCGTAGAAAATAAAATTTTGAATATCATTTTGATCTAAGTATTGTTGGATTGTTTTTTTAATAACTTCGTTACCAACATACGAATCTAGGTTCGAACTGCGATGTTTTTCAACCCAAAGTGTATGTGCTTTTCTACTCATAGTCTCCGTAAATGTTATATTTTTTAGGTTTTGGTTCTTCGATTTGTATTTCTTGAGGGAAGATACTATAAAGTTTACCTTGAGCCAAATCTAAACGAAATGCTTTTGGTTTAATAGTTGCTATTTCAAACCATGCTTCTAAAGCATCTGTAAGTGAATTTTGGGATGTTTCAACACCTACTACTTCCCAAGTATCACCTTTACCTTTTACTCGGTTTGCTATTTCTATTAGTTTTTCTTGGACTTCTGTTTTCATAACTTAATTTGTTCTTTAAGATAAGGCAGTAGATCTTCATAGGGATAATTCAAAATTGACCCACTTGTTGATAATCCAAACCAAATATAATTACCGGGTTGGACTGGGGTTGTAAGAAAATAAACAGTACTTATAACATATTTTTTTTCTTTAACCACAATTGGTTTTCCTATAAGATCTACTGCGTCTCTCATATTATTTAAATTTAAAACATTCCACCCATACCTCCAAATCCAGCATCAGAGTCTTTATTTTCTTCAGGTTTATCTACAACTACGGCTTCTGTTAATAGAATAGTACCTGCTACTGAAGCTGCGTTTTCAAGTGCTGTGCGGGTTACTTTAGCTGGGTCGATAATACCTGCTTGTTTCATATTTACAAAATCATCATTTTTTAAGTCGTAACCTGTCCAATGATCTGAAGTTCTTACCTCATTCATAAAATGATAAACAGACTCAACATCGATACCAGCATTAGCAAGGATTTTCTTAAACGGAGCAGCACATGCTTTATAAACGATATCAGCACCAATACTAACTCGATCAATACTTTCACGAGCATGTAGTAAAGTAACTCCACCACCTGGTACAATACCTTCTTCTAGAGCTGCTTTTGTTGCTTGAAGAGCATCATCAACACGATCTTTTTTCTCACGCATTTCAGACTCAGTAAATCCACCTACGTGTACAATTGCTACACCACCAATAAATTTAGCTAAACGTTCTTGCAATTTTTCTTTTTCGTATGGTGAAGTTGATTTTTCGATTTGTGTTTGAAGTTCTTCAATACGAGCTGTAATTTTATCAGAATCACCTTTACCATCAACAATTGTTGTGTTGTCTTTATTTACTGTAACTACACGAGCTTCACCAAACCAATCCCAGCTGAATTTATCAAGTTTCATACCTTTTTCAGAATTGAATACTTGACCACCTGTTAGAATGGCAATATCTTCAAGAATTAATTTACGGCGATCTCCAAAATCAGGAGCTTTAACAGCAACTACTTTCAAAATACCACGTGCTTTGTTTACAATCAAAGTAGCAAGTGCTTCACCTTCAATATCTTCAGCAATAATCAATAATGATTTATTTTGATTAGATACTGCTTCTAGAATAGGCAACAATTCTTTTACTTGAGTAAATTTCTTATCAGCAATCAAAATTAAAGTATCTTGGATACTTGTACTCATACTGTTATTATCAGTAACAAAGTAAGGTGATTTGTAACCACGATCAAATTGCATACCTTCTACTGTTTCAAGATATGTTTCACCGTTTTTAGATTCTTCGATAAACACAACTCCTTCACGACCTACTTTCTGCATTGCTGTAGCAATCAATTCACCTACTTCAGGATCATTGTTTGCTGAGATAGTAGCAATTTGTTTAAGTTGATCTTCACTAGATACATCTTCTTTGATTTTAGTACGAACAGCATCTAATACTTGTTTTACAGCCAAATCAATTTCACGTTTTAGTTGAACCGAGTTACGATCGTTACTCAATTCTTTAAGACCTTGAGATACGATTTCTTGAGCCAACAACGTTGAAGTTGTAGTACCATCACCAGCATTATCTGCTGTTTTAATAGCTGCTTGTTTTACCAACTGAACACCTAGTTCTTCAATTGGATCTTCTAGTGTAATAGATTTTGCTACTGTTACACCATCTTTTGTACTTTGAGGAATACCTCCGTTTGCAATAACAACATTACGTCCGTTAGGACCTAGGGTTGAAGTAACTGCATCTGCTAACTTATCGATACCCGCAGACAATTTCTTACGTGCATCTGGTCCAAATTCAATAATTTTACTCATTTTCTGTTTTATTTACTTTTCCTAATACTTGATTTTCAGGGCCAATCCAATACTCTTCACCTTCAAATTCTACTTTACTGAATCCCATTGTTGGGAGAATAACAACATCTCCAACTTTAAGAATAGTAGTAATAAAAGTTCCAGTAACTGAATAATAACCTTCACCAACAGCAATTACTTCTGCTAGTTTGTTTTTTTCACTCCCTAAATCAGGGACGATAATTCCACCATAAGTGGTTTCTTCCGCTTCGATCGGTTTTACGATAACGGCATTGTAAAGTGCTTCTAATTTCATAGTCCTAATGATTCTAATAGATTTTCTACTGCTAGTTTATTTTTTTCCCATTCTTGAATATACTCTTTAATTGAGTTATATTCGGCTTTATGATCTAATTTTGATTTAGCAATGGCATTCAAAGCGTGGGAAAGCTTTGTATAGTAACCTAATGCTTTTTGGTAATCCTTACCTTTACTACCTGCTTCCAAATTAGCTGGATCAGGGGTTACATTTTCATATACTGTGTAACAGTATTGATCTTTGGAAAGGAAAAATGGTTCGAGAACCGGGTCTTTAATAATAGTATAACTCATATTTTATATTTTATAACGTGAATATACGAAATATTCTTGAAAAAACCAAGCTTTAGGGAGCTTTTAATTACTTAATTTTAAGGGATTTTGGTTTTGATTCTTCGGCGAATGGAATATCAATACTTAATAATCCATTTTCCATAGATGCTTCAGCTTTAGCAAGATTGAATTTAGAAGCAATCTTATAACCTAAACTAAAAGAACGTCTAGCAATACCTCTTTGGATATAGTTATGGCTTTCTTTATCTTCAGGTTTTTGGTTATTTTTATCATATCGAATAACGAGTAAATCTCCTTCAATATGAAGTTCAACATCTTCCTTAGAAAGACCCGTACAGGCAACTTCAAAGTGAAGTCCTTCTGAGTTTTCGAAAATGTCTACAGGGTGGGATAATTTGGCTTGGATAGCCGGTTGGAAATCTAGTTCAGACTTAAAGAAGTCTTTGAATAATAAATCAAATGGTGAGAAATAATTCTCTCTAAATAATGTACTCATATCATTTTAAATTTGTGCCGTCCTAGGATCAGCGGGTTAAACATTAACAAAACTTGCTCCCTAAAGTCATGGTTTTGTCTTATATACATATATGACTAGATTTCTTTCGACACAACGTAGTAAGTACTTTTTAAAGAATCGTTTTCAAATTCAAGTTTCATAATACCTTCTAAGTTAATACTGATAGTACCTCGAGCCATATCTTTATTACAATACATAATTTCTTTAATCATGTTTGAATTGTAATGTTCTTTAAAATCATCAGGTAAATCAATTGATTCAGCTCCTGGAATATAGAATGATACTTTGTTGGCATGTTCTACATTACCTCCAAATTGCATTTCAATTTGAAATTCTCCATCAGCATTTTCAAATGGTTTAATAACTACGGTTTCACTTTCTGCTAATGCAGATTTAGCTTTTACAATAGCATTAATACTTTCATTATCAAGTGGAGCTTCAATATTCCAAGACATTTCACCGGTTACTTCTCCAGCTTTAGGAATAATCATTGTATCTGCTAAAGCATAGTTAAGTGTAAACTGATTGTCTGCTATAATAAGTTTAGTAATAAATTTATTAATTTTGGTATAACTCAAATCCAAATAACCATTTGTAATAGCAATTAGTTTATTTAATTGAGTAGTGTTACTAATAGCAATTGTTGAATCTTCAAGGGGCATACCTTTATATTCAACCCTACCAATCATTTCTTTTGTAGGTGCATTAAATTTAATAACCATAGTTTCATCTTGAATATCCCATTTAACTGCTTCTACCATTCCGTTAAGGTAGTATTTTGAAATAACTGATGTGAGATCTAGTTTATTTATCATGTTTATCGTTTAGCAATTAATGTTCCCATTTCTTCTGTTGTGTAATTATTTTGAACCATTTTTACACTATATCCTAAATTTAATAACTTTGATATAATAGGCCAAACTTTATTTTCATTATTTAAATGGAATTCAACAATAAATGTTTTAATTAATTGGAAAAAACCACCATTTAATGATTCAATAAATTCATATTCGGAACCTTCAATATCACATTTTACAATTGTAGGAGGCAATAAATTATTTTCTTTAATGTATTGTTCTAAATTAATACATTCTACTTCTACAAATGTTTCAGAAGCATCATAATTTAAACTATTAGCTATAGAATGTTCATGAGTATAAAACTTTTTGATTTCGTGTTTGTTGGAAATGGCTTTTTCAATAATTTGAATATTATTATCCCATTTAAAAGTTTCTCTTAGACATTCAGCATTTTTAGGAGTAGGTTCAAATGCATATATTTGTTTTACTTTATGATAATGAGCCCACATAGTATAAACACCAAAATTAGCTCCTAAATCATATACTACATCTTCAGTAGTAAAATTAGATAAATATTCGTCTCCATGTACTAAACTATCCCATGAACCAAAACATATTTCTCTTTCAGTAGTTATAAATTTAAATCTATCATCTGATTTTTTAAATTGGTATTTTTCATCTATTACTAATTTATCTCCAATATATCCTTTAAGAATAAAACCTGAATAGTAATTGGTGGTGGTGTAGTTTTTTGGAATAACCCAATTACAATACTGTCCATTTCCAATACCAATCCACCAAGCAGTAACTCCTAAGTTAGTATTTAAATCAAGAAGTATAAAATCTACTTTAACATTTTCTTCGTATGTTGAGTAAAAAAGGAATTCATTAGTTTCCGAGTTAAAAGTTGTTTGTATCATTAGTCAAATATAAAGAATTTATTTATTTTTTTATTAAATACAGGCATTCCCCATCCTAAATCCATGTAAATACCTTCTAGTTTGTTTTTCATTACTGAATCAAATAATCCATCTCTATCAATATATTTTTCAATAAATTCCATAATTTCCGGAGGATCATTATATCCATTAAATCCAATTACGTCGATACGATACGGATTTTCTTTCAGATATCCAATGTACATTTTATCTCCAATCTGGAAAGTTGGATAAGTTTTATCTAATTTCTTAAATCGAAGCAAATCATTATAATAAATTGCAGCTTTAGTATTAATAGGGCATTTTAAACCTAATTTACTAAATATTTCTCCAGCACCTGGAGGGGCTGCAAGGTATTCTTTCATTTTCTTAAGTCCAGTAGGTTTTAGAATTTGTTCCCAACCAACTGTTCTAAGTGATTCTCTAAATTCAAGTACTTGTTTATCAATACTAGCTTTAGAAGTACCAAACATAATTTCATTTAAGATATGTTCACCAAATCTTCTAAACAATGGTGGGAAATTGGATTTCATCAAATCTAAACCTTTCATATCTAGTTCATCTGTTGGTACACCTTCTTTATTTACAATATGCATTGCATATCTACGTTTACCAGCAAAATAACCTCTATCAAGTACAACCTCCTGTTTTAATTCAAAATAATGAGGTTCATCAGGATATTTAACATTAAATAATTCTTGAACTAATTGATGAAGATTATCGTTTGCTAACTTTTGAATTTCAGTAGCAACTTTAAGTACTGCTTTTACAATTTCATCTTGTGTACCACTTGCTAATTCAGGATCACGTTGTAAAATTAAATCTTTAACTTGAATAAAGAGTGAATCAGTATCTGATGTAACAATATAATCTATGTCTTTAGTATTCAATTCTTCATTCATCCACTTATTAACAAATTTAATAGATTCTTGAGTTAATCTTTGACCGGTTAATGTAATAGCTTTTGAAATAAACTTATGACCATCTGTGTACCGCCATCCATTAATAGCGAATACACCATAAACGTCATTTAATTTAATCTTATAGGCGTGTTGACGTTTGTTATAAAATTCTCCCATAACAGGATCATTATCTTCCTTGTATGCCTTTTTCATCAGTTTTTTATATTCTTGACGTTTAGCAAACCAGTCAGCTAGAATTTCACAAACAACACTTGATTTATCTTTACGGAATATTACTCCTGGTGCTGAAATGAGTAAATCTCCTTCTTCAATAAGATTAATAATGTCTTGAACTCTAACTTCAGAACGAACTAATGATCTATCTTTTTTAACCTTTTCAATTTCGATCATTTTGTTAGGATCCATTGCCTTTAATTCACGTAAAGACCATTGATTATCGAATTTATCTCGGTTTACAACGCGTCCTACTAATGTTTCAATACCCATATTGAGCGATCGAATAATCGACGGATACAACGAAGTAAAATCGAGGTCAATAACCCATTCATATAAACCAGGTACAGGATCTTTTAAATAACCACCAGCGTATTCTTCCTTAATTTCCTTAAGAGCAGGATTATATGTAGTAGGTTTATTAGGTGAAACAATACCTTTACGTTTTAGGTATGTTAAAATAGCTCCATCATTTAATACTGTAGAGTAATAAATTGATTCGTAAGTTGTATGACATAAGTGAGCAATTGTAACTGTTAATTCGATAAACTTAAGTGCTTTCTCTAGTTCAACAATAATTTCAACGTCTCGAATGTTATATTCAATAAACTTATTTATATCATCTTGAAATAATCTATCAAGAGATCCTTTATATTCAACCTTACCTAATTTAACATATTTTTCTCCAATATTACCTAAAGCATAACTAGGTTCTTGTTTAGTAATAAACTTTTTAAACAAATTCATATAGTCCAAGTGATTAATACCACCTACAACTACAAAATCAGTCATAGCTCCAGCATCAAACATAGTAGTTGGTTTGACTTTTTGAATAGGAGATAAATATTGGGCTACTTCTTCACTTAATACTTTTGAAATACGATAATACAAATAAGGAATATCAAAGAATTCACTATTCCATCCTGAAATTATAGTAGGATCTAATTTAATCCATAAATCAAGGAATCCACTAAGTAAATCTTTTTCAGATTTAAATGGAATAATTTCTTTATTTTCATCGTTTGCTTTTTGAAGTAATTGTTTTTCATCTAATAATAAACAGTAATATTTTTTACTATTATTATCATATAAAGCAACTGATGTAATTTTACCTTTAGGGTCTTTAATGTTTTCAGGTGTAAGTGCTCCTGCGATTTCACACTCAATATCGAGATATACTAAATTATGATATGAAGGAGTATCATCTGATTCGTAATAAAAATCTACTAATACTCTAGTGTTCTTATCAACATCCTTTTCATAGTATCTAGGATCTTTCCAGTCAATTTTCTTGACAGGTGATACTCTAGTACCATCTAATGTTTCGTACTCACCATCAATATCAGAAACATAGCAGGTTGGTTGGTAATTAAATACCTTCCAACCTCGCTTGTCGTCTCTTAAATGATATTGATAACTCTCTCTGTCGTAGTATATCGATTGATACATTAAAAGAATTTTTTCAAATCAGGTCTAAAATAATTGATGTTTTTCATGACTTTACGATCACGTGTTCTATAGACAATATAATATTCTCCAACCTTCTCGTAGTGACATGGTTCCTTTTGCTCTGCGGAACGAACTCTAACGGTTTCTTGTGCCTCTTCTTCACTAATACAAGCTTTAGACATATTTGACGCTTGTACTTCTTGATATGCTGGCCATAGCTTATCTTTAAGACCATGAAGCATAGCTCCGTTACCAATCGAGACGTAGGCAATGTCACATAGAGCATCAAGTACTTCAACAATGTCTCCCGTTTCACAAGCATGTTTGTACTCTTCAAGTTCTTCAAGGATGAAATTGTAAACAAACATCCATTCTTTTTCTTCGGGGATAATTGGCTCATAATTGTTAGGTTTTCCCATTGTGGCGTTAAACGTTTCTACCTCACTAACAAAAGGCACATAATTTTCTTTTTTACTCATAACCTTAAATTTGATGTCCTCCGTTATTAATTTTGATTGAATCAAAGAATTCTTTGCGTGCTTGATTACTATTGTCCATAAACACTCCTGATGCTTTAGTTGTAACCATAGATGCACCTTGGTGTTTAATACCACGACATGAAACACAATTGTGAGTTGCAACCACTGTTACAATAACACCAATATTGTTTTCACAAATTTTATCTACAGCATTATGAATAGCAGATGTTAATTGTTCTTGAATTGCTCCTCTACGACCAAACAATTCTACAATTCGGTTTAATTTCGACAATCCAATTACTTGACCATCTTTACCTACTACATAACCAATATGAACTACACCTCCAATTGTTTGGTGGTGGTGAGAACACATTGAATGAATTGGGATATTTCGTTCAATTACAATACCATCATAACCATCTGATGGGAATGAAGTAATATCAGACATTGCATTGTAACGACCAACCCATAAATCAAATACATAAGCTTTAGCTACACGTCGAGGAGTTTCCATTGAATTTGGATCATTTTCCCAATCACATCCTAAAGCAGTAAGAAATTCACCATATGCTTTTTCGGCTTTATCAACCATATCCCATTTTTGTTCTTCGGTAAGTGGGAACCCAGGCGCAACTCCATTAGCGAAACCTGTTTTAACACACTCTAAATCAGTGTGGTTTTTTCGTCTTTTGTTTTCCATATAACTAATTAATTTTATATTTGAATGTATGGATAATCTTTAAGATATCCAAATTAAAATGAGGGGAGCGAATCAGAATCAATAATTTAGTCCGGGTTCAAAGAGGTTTAAATTTATTGAAAATGCGCGAAGATTGATGTTTTGAGTTTTTGAATTTTGAGATTGGCGTACCTTATCATTATCACTTATCCGCTATTCGGCTCATAGTAGAATTGTAAGGACATCAAAAATTAACTCATCATCACTCCCTACTCACTTTAGATTTGTGTTGTTGCGTTATGAATGTCCAATTCAGCTTGAATTTCTTCAATTCTTGCTTCTAATGTTTGAACCATTTCATCAATTTGAGCGATGTTAATCTCTACTTCTTTTACAGATGCTACGGAACTAAATCTAGCTTCTGTTTTTCCTTCTTCCGTTGGAATTTTTTTCAATTCTTTAATACGGTTTTTCAACTCAGCCATACGAAAAATCTTATCGTATACTGGGGAGTTGGCTAGATGGATTTTGGTTTTTAGAGCAGTTAACTCTAAAGTTAATTCAGCGGCTTTATCCAATGCGGCTTGCACCGAATAACGTCTAACATTCCCTTCTTCTTGGGAATTAAATTTTTGTGCAATTTGGTATTGCTTTTTTAATTCAACAATTAACTTGTTTTTTTGCTTTAATGCTTGAGATACATTCATGACTTTTATTTTTATATAATATACTAATTTTCTCCTGATAATCCAACAATATGTTTAAGATTTCTGCGAAGTCCTTTTTCATCGTCTAAACCATAACCTATAAGCCAACTTTCATCTTGTAATTCAAAACCATAAATTAACTCAGGATGATGTGAATACCATTTTTTAAATAGTGTAATAGGAGTAATTGATTTAGGTTCTTTAAAAGCTAAATGTTTAATCAAAAATCTAATAGTATTCCCAGAATCAAAAATATCATCTATTAAATACACATTTTTTCCTTTAATATCTGTTGTAATATCCTTTAAAAGTTTAATCTCACCCTGCGTTGTACCTGTGTAAGATTTCGCTTGTATAAAGTCTATTTTGCATTCATTTATGTGTTTCACTAAATCCGTAAAAAACATAAATGCTCCATTTAAAACACATATAAACACAGGAGCTTGTTCGTGTTTAGTTTTGTTTAAAGAGTAAGCAATTTCGCCTACTTTATTTTTAAGTTCGGTTTCGGTAAATAAAACTTGGGGTTTCATTGGTTTTTCTTTTCTTGAAATTCTCTTCTTACTTGTTCTGAAATTTTAATAGGTACTCCTTCGTCGTCTACTCTAACGAAAGTCATTTTTGTTTCTAGTAGTGTAGATTCATCTCCTCTAAAAACATTATATGCTCTAGCTTCTACTCTAAAAGTAGCCGAAGTATTTCCAATACTTTCTACTTCAGCATATATTTTTACTAGATTTTTTTCTTTAGCAGGTTTTTTAAATACACATTTATCTAAAGCAACAGTAATCATACTTTGACTTCTACACTTTTCCATGGCGTATGCCGCAAGTGCAGCATCTAGCCATGAAAGAAGTTTACCACCAAATAAATTCCCATGGAAACCTAGGTCTGATTTTTTAACGGGGTGTGTAGAAAGTAAATCCATTATACTCCTCTTTTTGTATCGTAAGCAATAATGTGATCTCTACCTGTCATGTTGTATCCTTGTTCAGCACACATTTCAAATACAAGAGGATACATTTTAATAAGTTCTTCACGTGAATCACCAGCTGGCATAATAAATGTTTTATGTTTTGGGATATTTAATGCTACTCTAAATGATTCAATTTCCTCTAAATTTTCTTCAGTACCATCCCACACTGGTTTATAGTGATAATCAGCATGATAATCAATAGTAAGTCTAATAGCTTCAATTTTAAGTCTATCTTTATTGTGTTTATCAATCATTTTTTGATCAACAGTCGCTCCTTGAGGCGTTTTAACTCCAAGTACGGGAACACTATTACTAAATTTAGGACTGAGCGATATAAGAGATATAGGAAAATCAGTAGCGAGGAAATGAGAACCTTCGGTTTCAATAGTAATAATAATACCTCTTTCATGAGCAAAATGTGTTAATTCATTTACAAGTGCAGGATGCATTGTAGGTGAACCACCTGTTAACATCATTTCCTTGATATGAGGGTTTTCATCATAAATACGAATAATATCGTTGAAGTTAAATGTACCTTTTTCGGGATGGATACTTGTATACCAAGAATCACACCAACCACCTTCACCAAAGTAACATCTGTGAGTACAACCTGTTGTACGAACTGCGATTGTTGGACGTCCAAAACGAGATCCCTCGCTTTGAACGCAACGATACAATTCTACAATTGGTAAAACTTTATCATAATCTGTTATTCTACCTAGTGCCATAATTATCCTTTATAAAATGCTGTGTTTTTTTCATGTTCGCGGAATTCAACTTGTACTACTTTTACACGACCATCAGTTTCTGTTTGAACAAATTCATTAAGTTTATTGTAAAAATATTCAGCAAAACGTTCTGCTCCAACTCCAGGAATAACTCTCATTTGAATTATACCTCGAGCATCCATATCTTTAAAATTATTAAATTCAGGATCATCTTCAGCAATTATTGTAGTATGGTCAAGCATATAATCCATCCATGCTTTAGGATTCATACCATCAATAGTACCTTTAGCGCGTTTCATACCTCCAAAGTCCCAAACCCAATTACGTTCATCAAGTTCACCTTCAAACCATACCTTTAAACTTACTCCATAACCATGAAGAAATCTACAGTGTGTTCCTTCTGCTTTCCATTGACGGAATACTGTTGAATAACCGTCAAATATTTTTGTTGATCTAAAACTACCCATTAATAAAATTCATTACATCATTATAACTTCTATTTCCACTGAATCTACGAACTTCTTGTCCGTTTTCCACGAGTATTACTGTTGGGATATTTCTTACTCCATATTTTTGTACTACATCTGCTTCGTAGTCAATGTTAATTTTATTAACTGAAATTTGTTCAGACACTCTATTCATAGTAGGTCCTAGTGCTTTACATGGTGCACACCAATCTGCTGTAAAATACCAAAGTTGTTTCATTTTTGTTGTGTTGTGTTAGTTGTACAAGTAACTGTGTAATAAGGTTGATGTTCAGGACGATAAGTCCAATCTGGGGATGTATTAGGGACTCCAATACTTGGAATATATGGAGGATTTAAATTAGGAGAAATTGGATAAAATGGTGCAGGTTGAGGTAGGGGTTGGTTAACCTTATTCAATGCTTCTTCAATAAGTTTAAGTGCACCAATCAATTCATACTGTGGTTCCTGAGATACTACTGTAGGGTCAGAAACAAATTCTTTTAATCCTTCTGCTGTTTTGTATCTTTCATCTTTAGGAAAGATAGGATTTGTTCTTTTAGCTGTTTCGATTTCCATATCGATAATAGCTTTTACATAAACTATAAATTCTTCTTTTGTCATAATTCTGATTCTTTAATTAACTCTGTTCCGTGTTCACGGAGTAACATTTCTGTATTTTCTATAAATAATGGTTTGGCTTCAGACCAATCATCCGAGTATTCGGGGTAACCACCTTTTAATCCAATAAATGCTCTACCATTTTTATCAACAACAACATATGTTTCAGGTTGAATTGGTTTGTGGCGTTTTCTTATCATACTAGTTCTTCTATAATTCCAATAATTTCACTAAATATAAGAATAATTGTTGCAACAACCAAATTAAATGGAAGAAATGCGTATCCTAAGATACGCACTCCCGATTTAATAAAACTAACATATTTGTGCCATTTTTGATTAGGCATATGTTTAAAGTCTTTAAATTCTTTATCTATTTTAGATTTTTTAGTATTCATTTTTTGATGTAGTTCCCAATTAATTATACTCTTGTCGTATTTGTCGTTTTCAAAATAAGTACCTCTACGAGCTTCTGTAATTCCATCACTCATGGCTAGCTAATACTTTAGATACTTCGGTTACTACATGTTCCCAAGTTACAGGACCTGTTTCATCAGCATAAGCTACAGGATCAGGACGACCTAATTTAATAAACGCTTCTACACGTTCAACAGACGATGCTGATTTGTAATCAGAAAACCAATCAGAACAATCAACTATTTCATCTTCATTGTTTACAAATGCTAAATTAAGAAAGATTGGTTTGTATGAAGTGTTTGTACGTTTGTATACTTCATTAAAATCTAAACCTAATTCATCACACAATACTTCTCCATCTTGCAAGATAGTAAATTTATCACCTTCAAGATATGGTGTAAAATAACCTACTTTTTCAGAACCCCAATTTCCAATTCTAAATGCTGCATCATCTGCATCGCGAAATTCTTGTCTACAATCAGGATAAATTGCATGATCACCTGCATGGATTCCTAAAGCAATGTCACATTGCTCATCTGTTTCATCAGCAATTGAAAGTGCAACTGCTTGTACAATTGAAGCAAATATTTTATTTCTATTTGGAACAACTGTTGCTTTCATGTTTTCCTCAGCATAATGTCCTTCAGGTACTTCATCTCCACCTGTTACTAAAGCTGAGTTTAATAGGTCGGATAATCCATTTAATTGAATTTGACGATAACGAATTGGAGAGTAGGAAGAATTAATATAATCTACCAATGATTGAGCGCGTTCAAGCTCAACTTTATGTTTTTGACCATAGTCAAATGAGAGTGCTGTTACGGTATCGTATTCTTTCAAGCAACGAAGCAACAATGTTGAGGAGTCCATCCCTCCACTAAGACTAACTACTACATGTTTTGCCATAATTAATTATTTAATTTATTATATTCTTCTTTTGATAATCCTTTCATCAACATATAAGCTTCAAAATCAATATCTAGAAGTCTCCAATGATTGTACCATTCGTATTTCCATACTGAACGTTGATGTTCGAATTCTTGTTTAGTCATATTAGAAAGGTAATTCATCATCTTCATAAGATGGTGATACTACTTTTGGTTGTTTCGATTTAAAAAATTCCGTTAAAAAATCTTCAGGATAAAGCATTACTTTACCTGTATATTTTGGGTTTGATACTTCACGTAATTTATATCCTACGTTTGCTTTGGCAGCTGCTTCAGCTACTTCTTTACCTAATTCATTACCTGCGGCATAACCTAGGTAATCATATAAACTTAACATATTCATAACTTATAAATTATTAATTAAACGAAACATTTCAATATTATTATCAACAAGATCTAAATCAATATCTTCAAAAGGTAAATCTTGAAAATTATTCATATTAGATTCTGGTTTTTCAAGTAAACCATAAAATTCAATAGCATTACCATCTAGTGCTGCCATAATTGGGTTAGATGTATCAATTGATTCGATACATTCAATGTCTTGATA